TATCATTTGTGTGTACAAACGATGTTGCTAATCGACTGGGATCATAATATGGGTAATATCTACCTCCAATATCATGAAAACGGAATCCTAAGAATTCCATCTTGTCAATAGGGTAATCATAACCTCCGTGCAGGAATTTTAATTTCATTCCCATTCTCCGAAAGAATTTATGTAGAAAACCATTTTCAACATCTGATTGATTTTCCAATACATATGAAAAATCTTCATCAACGGCAAATACACTGTCGTCTCCGAAGAGTTTTACAACTTGCTCCGATAGGAGTTTATAAGTCGGCATTTCGCCGTTCTTATTATAGTATGCTTCACTTAAGAAGGCTGAAGCTATAATAATATGCATCAGAATATTATCTCGGGTTGTAGTTCCTGATCCGGAACAATTTCCGTAATCTTTAATGATTACATCTCCATCCCACAAGACAGACACAAATTCGACAGTGTGTCTAATCATCCATACGAAGTACTCACGATGTTCAGGTGGCACATTAGTGCACCGATCAACTATCATATAGAGATCCTTCATGATTGGTATAAATTTATCCCAACCAGATACATCGTAATAAAATCGTATAGGCTTTGATAGTAGTTTGTACGCAAGGGCGTTAACTCCACCGTGAAACGGTGAGAACCCATACGCACTCCATTTGTTATTTTTAAGTCTCATAGACGATTTTTTCCCAAATTTAACTTGGGCATAACAATGATGGAATTCTGAAATAAAGAAAAGGCGGATTTTATCAGCTAGAACGTCCTCCTTGACCTTCAATTCCTTCTTGTTAGCTACTGAAACAAGTGGAACTGTATTCCATGGTTTTAACCAATGGTCAGATTTCAGAAAAGCAGGATCTCGAATGAGATCCCCTTTCGTCATTATGTTGTAAGTGGTAGCGGTATATCCGGCACTCTTCGTCCAATCGACGAAGTGAGCCATCTCTTCAGAGCTAGCAATGCTGTCTTTAAACACATCACCATATTGATTCTCTAAAAAACCGCAACCATATTTGAAGAACTCATCACGAAAATCACCAAATTTGGCGTTATCAAAACTAAGTATAGTCTTATTTACATTCTCGATACTGGGTTCCACCATAACGAATTTGTTGGCAGCTATATTGTTCATCTCCGAACGATACGCACTCAACCTTTGCACATTACTGGATTCAGTCATGTGGTAGGGAGCGTCTTTATGCTTAAGATTCATTCTCGGAGCAACACGACCAACATACTTCAGAGTACTGTATTTCCTCTGAGGTCTTTCCGTCCATGACGGAATTATTTTTCCCCTCCATTTAATTCGAGGTGAGGGGATGAACGCCCCGACTTCTAGAAAAAAGCGATGGCTTCATTATTCCCTCCATGAGGGTTAGGGCCATCTGTGCGGCAGTGTAAACCAACAGCACAATTTCTTTTGGCATCCCATAGGAATGCTCCACAAATATTATTAACCGTCGACGCGCTATGTTTAATCACGCCAGGTTCTGTTAGAATTCCTTCTGTGGACAGATAATATTCTTCATAGTTGCAG